CTGCTGCGCAGGGTGGTGCCCAGAATGAGCGAGTCGCGCGGGTTCGCATCCGAATCGGTGTGATACCGCCGGATCCTGGCGAGAATGGCCGAAGATAGCGACCGCCCGCAGGACGCCGGGCGTACGCATCGGCGCCGCGGGATCCCGAGCGCTGAATCGCTCGCCATCCTCGAGCGCTACCGCACGGCGCTGCGCGACGAGCTGGGCGAGACACTGACCGAGCTGCGCCCGCCGAGTGGAGCGAAGCCGAAGCTTGTCGAGCGACTGCGCCTATGGGATCTCGCGCTGAAACTGGCGCGCGAGCTCGGGAGTGGCAGCGATCTCCCGACCATCGCACCGCGCGCCATCGCAGCTGCGCCCGACGAGACGCGCGGGCGGGCGCCGAAGCTCACCCGTCGAGATCGAGCCCGGATCGAATGACGCAGGACCGCGCGCAGGAGCGACGTTCTGACCATGCGCAGATATGGTCGAGCGATTCGAGGCGCCTTCCTGGCGCTCTGGGCGCGTCGCGTGACTGACGAGGACCGCGACGTGCTGATCGCAGTCGCGCTGCTGCTCGTCGTGGTAGTGCTCGTCGGGCTCGCGTGGAGTCTGCCCGCGTCGGGCGTGTGGTAGCGCGTCGCCGCCGCGTACCGCCGCCGCGATGGCAGACACCGATGCCCGCCGGGCTCGCGGGCAGCTGGGGCCCGCTCGTCGTGGCATTCGCTCGACGCGAGCTCGGCATCTCGCTCGATCGCTGGCAGGAGCTCGCCATATATCGAGCGCTGGCCGTCAATGGCGCCGGGCGCCTGCTGCACCGCGAGTACCTGATCTCGACAGCTCGGCAGAACGGCAAGACCGCACTCGTGCGCGCGCTGATCGGCTGGGCACTGACCACGGCCGTCGGCCCGGCCTGGGAGCTCGTATACGGGCTGGCGCACACTCGAGCACAAGCTCGCATCCCGTACGCGGCCGTCATGGGCGACCTGGCACCACTGCAGCGACGTCTCGGCCACGAGCGCTCGGGCGGGCTGGCACTGACGCGCTATCTCGGGATCCGGTCGGCGGTGGCAGGATGGCGACGCGAGTACCACGTGGCGAGTCGAGACGCGCGCGACGCCATCCGCGGCTACTCGATCGACCTCGGCATCTTCGACGAGGTACGCACGCAGCGCGACGAGGACACATACGCGGGGCTCAAGCCGACCATGACCGCGCGCCCCGATCCGCTGCTATTCGAGATCAGCACCGCGGGCGACGAGCGCTCGATTCTGCTGCGTCGGCTATGGGAGCGTGGTCGACGCATTCTCGACGGGCTCGAGCCCGCCGACGGGTTCGGCATGACCTGGTACGCAGCCGACGAGGACGATGCGCCCGACGATCCGCGGGCATGGGCCAAAGCGTCGCCCGCGATGGCCGAGGGCAGGATCGACCCGGCGTCGATCCGTGACGAGCTGGCAGCACTGACGCCCGCCACCTTCCGGCAGGAGCGTCTCAACCTATGGAGCGACGCAGCCGATGAGTGGCTGCCCGCGGGCGTCTGGGCGCGCGCTGCAGGAGCTCCGCCGCTCGAGCGTGGCGAGCGAATCGTCCTGGCCGTGGAGGCCGACCCGTCATGGATCCGGGCGAGCGTCGCAGTCGCAGTGGCGAGCGCCGATGCTCCTACCTTCGTCGGGCTCGCTGCCGACCTCTCGGCCGCTCCTGGCGCGACTGTCGGCCCCGACGAGCTGCTCGACGCGCTCGCAGCTGCAGCTCGAGCATGGTCGCCCGCGCTTGTGGTCTACGCGCGCACGGGTGCGACCGCGCGCCACGTAGAAGCATGGGCAGCCGAGGCCGATCTCCCGAGCATGGCACTCGCGCCCGCCGAGCTGCGCGCAGCATCCGAGCTATTCCGGGCCGAGCTCATCGGCGGGAGGCTCATGCACGCAGACGATCCGCTGCTCGGCGCGCAAGCTCGACGTGCCCGACCATCGGCGCCTCTGGCGGGCGGTGGGTGGTACTTCTCGGTGCGCGAGTCGACTGGTGCGATCGACGCGCTGCGAGCTGCTGCGTGGGCAGCATGGGGAGCTCTGGCGCCCGAAGCCGCGCCATCGCAGCCGACGATCTTCTAGGACAAAGCGAGAAGCCCGGGCCGAATGGCCCGGGCTCCTGGTCGCCGTTGTCGCGCGAGCGTATCAGACAGTCGCTGCCATGCGACACCCGTAGCACTCGGCGAGCGCCGTGGTGTGCTTGCCCGCCGCGTGCGCTTCGGCGAGCTCGACGCCACTCGGCGCCGAAGGCGCCGCTGCGTGGCGACACTCGCCACCATGCGCGCCATACGTGGCGCAGTCGGCGCAGGGATGGTCGCTCGTGTCGCCGCAATTCGGGCAGCTCGGCGCGACTGGGTGCGCCGAGTAGCGCACATCGCGCGAGCACCACGTCTCGGCCCATGTGCGCGCGACGTGGAGCGTCTCGAGATCCTGCTCGAAGATGGCGGCGAGCTCGTCGCGCGTGGTCGCTTCGATCAGTCGCAGCAGGACGTCGGCGGGGACAGCGAGCTCGCGCTGGCGCTCGCGGTCGGCGCGGTCGGCGAGTGCGAGCTGCGTCATGGCGCGATCGTGCGCGTCGCGGTCGGCCGCCACGAGCTCGTCAATGACGCGCGCGGCCTCGCGCAGGCACTCGGCGCTCGTGTCGCCGCGCACGTTCTGTACGTGGTGCCCATCGCGCGCGCGGTGGATCGCTGCGCACCATTCTTCGGTGTACGTGTCGAAGATGGTGTAGAGCGTATAGGTGGTGGTGGTGGTCGGTGATTCGGTCATGCACCCACGGTAGCCGACGTCGAGCTCGAGCTCGCTGCGCGCAGGATAAGAGATCGCTACCTGTTGCCTGCTGGCAACAGTGGCGTATGCTGCGAGCGTGGCGGGCGTGTGGGATGGTGTGCGGCGATGGGTACTCGGCCCGCCATCCGAGTCGGATCTCACGGGCCAGATCAACTACGCGATCGAGCAGCGTCTCGGCGCCGCCGACTATCTCGCCATTCCTGCAGTCGCTCGCGCGCGCGAGCTCATCGTCTCGCTCGCTTCTATGCTCGAGCCCGTGGCATGGGCCAATGGCTACCCACTGCCGACGAAGCAGCAGCCTCGCGTCCTGGTGCGGCCCGCGCCCGAGATAACGCGCGGCGAGTACCTGGCGCAGCTCGTCGGCAGCCTGTTCGACCACGGCAACGCGATTCTCTGGCAGCCGATTAGTGGCAGGAATTCAGCCGGGCGCCCCGACGTCTCGATAGTGCTGCCATTCGATCAAGTCTCGATCCAATGGGCCGACGAGTCGCGTCTCTCGCGCACCGTCGAATGGGCCGGGCGCGAGCTCGTGCCCGGGCGCGACGTGCTACTGGTGTCGATCAACCGCGCCGCGGGCGAGCTCGTGGGTCGCTCGCCGCTCGATCTCATCGCTGCGTCGCTCGATCGCGTGCTCGCCGCCGAGCTCTACGCGGGCGCCTGGTTCGAGAATGGCGCGGTCCCGAGCGTCGTACTCAAGTACGACGGCACCCTTGACGACGTGGCAGCGCAGGGCGTCAAGGCGAAGTGGATCGAGAATCACCGCGACCACTCGCCCGCCGTGCTGCCCAAGGGCTGGGATCTCTCGCAGCCGGGCGCGAATCCTGGCAGCTCGCAGCTGCTCGAGACGCGTAAGCATGGCGCGCTCGAAGTCGCGCGCGGGCTGGGCATCTTCCCGCCCGAGCTGCTGCTGGCCGAAGTCGGCGGGAGCTCGCTCACCTATCAGAACATCAGCGAAGCGCTAATGACGTTCCTACGCGTCACCGTGCAACCGCTCTACCTGGCGCCCGTCGAGGAGGCACTGTCGGATCTTCTGCCCGGCACGCAGTCGGCGCGCTTCTCGACGGCCGAGATCGAGCGACTGAATACGGCCGCGCGATGGACCGCATACGAGACAGGACTGCGCGCCGGGTTCCTGTCGACCGCGCAGATTGACCGATGGGAGGGCTGGCAGCGCGACGTCGAGCCCGATATCCCGCCCGCGCTGGCACCCACTCCCGCCGCAGCCGAGGTACCGATATCGTGACCATTCGCACCGCCACGTACTCGGCCGAGCTCCTGGTGCGCTCGGCCGCCGAGCGCATCATCGAAGTGCGCGCCGTGCCCTGGGACGTCGTGGCCGAGACGCCCGACGGGCGCGAATCATTCGCGCGTGGCGCATTCGCAGACACCGACCCCGAGTCGGTGACGCTCGAAGCGATCGGCCCGCATGGCGCGGATCCTGGCGTGCGTCTGGCCGGGCGATCCGTCGGGCTCGAGGACCGCGAAGATGGTCAATACGCGCGGTTCCTGGTGTCGCGCACCCGTGACGGCGACGAGCTGCTCGAGCTGGCCCGCGATCGGGTCTATCGCGGCGCGTCGGTCGTATTCACACCACTCGAGGAGCGGGCCGCCGATGGTGGCGTCACCGTTCGCACCCGCGCCGAGCTCGTGCGCGTGGGCATTGTCGAGCGTCCCGCATACGCGGGCGCAGAAGTCCTGGCCGTACGTAGTGAGGATGCACACCCAATGACCGATGAGCAGGCCGCGCCCGTGGCGGCCGACACCACAAGCGACCACGGCGTGCGCGTCGCAGCCGACACGCCCGATATGAGCGCTCGCATGGATGAGCTGCGCACCGACCTGATCGCGCGCATGACCTCGCTCGAAGCGAGCTCGGGGCGGCGCGGCGGGCAGCACATCCTCGCGCGATGGTCCGGCTTCGGCGAGTACCTGAAAGATGCCTCGGGCGACCCCGAGCAGGCCGTGCTCCTGGCGCGCGCGCTGGCCGATCAGAAGCTCGCCACGAATCCCGGCGTCGCCGGGCCGTCATTCCTGACCGACGTCAAGGGCGTGATGGATGCGAGCCGACCGGCGATCGAAGCGACCGGCGGTCCTGGCCCGCTCGGCGCGTCGGGCATGAGCCTGCACTGGCCGTACTTCGCCGGGGATCTCGGCGCACTCGTCGGCAAGCAGTCGGCTGAAAAGAGCGAGATAACGTCGGTCGTGGTCAATCTGCTCGACGGCAACGCGCCGATCGAGACGTTCGCAGGAGGCTCCGACGTCTCGTATCAGCTCATCCGCAGGAGCTCGCCGAGCTATCTCGAAGCCTACGGGCGAATCATGCTGGCGGGCTGGGCACTGACGACCGAGCGAGAGTACGAGGACGATCTCGAAGCGGGCGCCACTGGCACCATGACCGGGGATATCTCGAGCGACGCAGCGACGCGCGCGACGTTCTTCGAGGGATCCGCGAAGGTTCGCAGCGCGACTGGCGCGCCCGCCTCGGCCGTCCTGGTCGCTTCTGACGTGTTCGCCGCACTCGGCGCCGTCCTGACGCCGGGCGCGTACGGCACCGCGAATCTGACGGGCACCGCGCAGGCGTCGACGCTGCAAGTCAACGTGTCGGGGCTGGCCGTGGTCGAAGCGCCGTACCTGACGGCGGGCGTCGCCATCTTCACCAACGACCGCGCCGCGCAGTGGCACGAGGACGGGCCATTCATCGCAACGGCCGAGGACGTGGCGAAGCTCGGCCAGAATCGAGCCTATTGGAGCATGGGTGCGACAGGCATCTTCATCCCCGCCGGGCTCGTCAAGGCGACTGCGATCGTCCTGCCACTCGCGTCGGGTGAGTCGCGCAGCTCGCGCAAGTCCTAACGCATGGCAGCATGGGTATCGGCCGATCAGATTCTCGGCGCCGTCGGTGTGACGCTCCCCGCCGATGCTGAATCGACGGCGTGGGCCGAGGCTTGCGCCGCCGCAGTGTCGGCGGGCATCGACGCGCGACTGGTCGGCGTGCCCATGCTGAATGCGCTCGACGTCGACGTGTCGCTCTATCCGGAGCTCGTATTCTCGGCGACTGTCGCGGGCGCCGAAGCGTACAAGCGACGCGAAGCGGTGTACGGGCTTACGGGCTACGTGGATCTCGAGGGCGCCGCCATTCGCGTCGCGCGCGACTATCTCGAGGGCGTGGCGCCGATCATCGCGCGCTATGCCACGTTCGGGATTGCATGAGCAGGCTCGCCGATGCGCGTACTCGACTGGCCGATGCGCTCGACGGGTCGGGCGTGCGGACCGCGATCGGCGGCCGCTTCTCGGCGCCATGCGTGCTGATCGAGCCCGCCGACCCGTGGATCGACCGCGCGACAGCGAGCCCGGTGCTGCGCGTGCGCTGGCAGCTGACCGCGATCTCTGGCAGCAGCGACACGGGTGGCGCTTATGACGAGCTCGCGCAGCTCATCGACAGCTGCGACCTGGCGCTCCTATCTCTGCGTGGTGTGTCGCTGCCATCCTGGGGAGCACCGCACGACGTGACACTCGCCAACGTGGCGCATCCTGCTTCTATCGGTATCGTGCTCATGCAATCGGAGGCGTAGACCCGTGGCTGGCAATCCCCTCTTCATGCGAGACGTCTCGCTGCAGCTCACCATCGGCGCCGAGCCCGCGCTCGAGGTCAATTGCGACGTGCACACCGTCGAGGTAGCAGTCGAGCCGGGCGACGTCGTGACGTATCAGACACTCTGCGCAGACGGGTCATTCAGCGAGCCCGGGCGCAGCTCGTACGCGCTGCATATCACCGCAGCGCAGGACTGGTCGGCGACCGGGCTCGCGCGCGTCCTATGGGAGCACGAGGGCGAGTCGGCCACCTTCCGCTACCAAGCGCACGG